AACCTTATGGAAGATATCTAAGACAAAGAACCGTGGCTCACTACCGATTAAAACGCTTATGCTAACAACAATAAAGTTAAATGGGATCTTAGGTGTTGAGTTTGCACCGGAAATAAAAGGCGAATTAAATACACCCCAAGAGGTTGTTAATTTTCTGTGCTGTAATTTCCCTGATTTTAGGCACTACGTACTAGGATCTGAATGGCACTACACAATGGTCGTGAAGGGCAACAATTGGGAACGCTACATCATAGAAGATTCCCCGTCTGCTTTACTCCCTGTCACTGGATGCGTAGTAGAAATTACCCCAGTAGTTGAAAGTTCAGGACGCACCTTAACCAGTATCGCTATGATTGGTATTGGTATTGCGCTGGTAGCAACAGGAGCGGCGAGCGGACTAGGTATATCCTTGATATTAAGCGGCGCTACATCCCTGCTTAGTTCTTTGATCAATGGCAATCCCAAGAAAAATGAAGAAGCGAGATCAACCTTCTTTCAAGCACCTGGGTATAATGTCAAGGAAGGTACGCCTATACCGTTGGTATTTGGTGAGGTACTAGTTAAGAATTTTCAGGTATTATCTAACGAGATTAGTTCCCCGGTTTTCCCTTTTGTTGATCCACCCAGTCAAGAGCAAAATATGGCCGCTTTTGCAAAGTGTCCAATTATGTTTATTGATGATTATGAAGATGACAGTAGTAGCTATCCAAACCCAAACCATGTAATCACTTTGACTGTCAAGAGTACAACTTTAAAATCACCTATCTTGGTAGGAGAAAAATTACAATTAGTTGTATTTGTTGGAACTAATCCATTCTTTTTTTATTATGATCCTTATCAGGAAGATGGCATAAATTTTCCTACAGCATTAACTGTTACAAGTCAGTTTAACATTGGTAATACTAAGTTATATTGCAATCCCACGGGATTTGATGACGAGCAATTGAGCGGATATTATACATTAATTGATCTTGCAAAAATGCACTATAAAAAATGCGTTATATTAGTACAGTCTCAAACTTACCCTTAATGAAACTATGTCAAATGGAGATTCTCAGCCAATTACCGGAACTACGGATGATACCGTTAAATTATTATTAGGAATTTGTGAAGGGCAAATAGAAGGTATTTCATCTTTAAAAGATATTTATTTTGATAAAACCCCTTACCTTAATAATAGCGGTACACCCAACTTTAAAGACGTAGCTATTTATGTTAGTGATGGGGCAAAAAATCCCGTACTGCCTTGGATGTTTGCCAATGATGGTATTAGTGGTACATTTAATGTTAATCCAGTTAATTTAGTTGTCAAGAATGACGGTGTTGGTATTACTCGAAGTATCACTAATGCAGACATTAATCAAATTAATATTAGATTAAGTTTTTTAGCAGAATACCAGGAAGAAGATGGAGATAGAAAAAGAACAGATTTTTGTTTTAGCATAGAAATAAAAGAGGGACTTAATGGAGATTTTGTGACGCGGGCTGCTAGATGTGTAAATGCTAGATATCCTGATTTTGTAACTTTTAAATTTGTTTTTCCTGTTGATTCTAGTAAAGATTATTTTGAAGTTAGAGTCAAAAAAACTGCACCGGAAGAACCACCAAATCCTGATGAGAGAAAAGACAAAGTGATAGTAGCAGTAAAATGGGCGGACTATACTGAAGTTTCTTTGGATCAGGTGCTTTATTCAAATACTGCATTACTAGCATTGACTTTCCCTGCTAAAACTTTTGAATCTAACCCAGAAGTTTGGGCAAAAGTTAAAGGCATTAAAGATTGCAAAATACCCAGTAATGCAACCATCAACGCAACCGACAAGGGAACAGACTTTAATGGTGGTTGGGATGGGACGCTGTACACACCCAGTAAAGCAACCGCAGATCCCGCCTGGATTGTTTACTACTTGCTGACCAACCCCAGGTTTAGATTAGGCATACCGGAATCTTACATTGATAAATTTGCACTCTATCAATGCAGCGTGTACAATAACCAATTTGTTTCCAATGGCGACGGAGGAACAGAAAGAAGGTTTTTATTCAACACCATCCTAGGTTCTGGCGGGCAGGAATCGGTGCTAGAAATGGTGCGGGCTATTTCTTCCACAATGTACGCCAAACCTTATTGGAATGGCTCGCAAATCAGCTTTTGGCAGGAGCGCCCAATGAGTGCCTTACCAAAAATATTGACCAACGCAGATGTAGAAGAAGGAAAATTTGTTTATCAAACCAGGGAACTAAACACCGTAACTACTGTAGCCAAGGTATCTTACCAGTCAACCATCGAGGATTGGGAGTTAGTCCCAGAGATTGTTGAAGAGCCAGCTTCTATTGACAAGTACGGATATCAAACGGAAGAATATGCACTACTGGGAGAAACTAGGCGAGCCGCTGCTATTAGATCAGGACGCAGGACTATTTTAAGCTCTTTACCTAACGCCATTACCTTGACCTGCAAAATTAGGGCGCGGGCTATGTTTTTTCAACCCGGTGATGTGATTCAAGTATCCGATACTGCCAGAAACAAAGTCAGGGTCGGGGGATTGGTGTCTGCGGTCACAGCCAATAAAATTACCTTAGACGCACCTATCACACTGACTGCAAATACAGGAAAAAAGATTTATTTAACCCTTCCTGATGAATCTGTAATTGAGAGAGCGATCGCTAATCCCGCCGGAACTTTCACGGAAATTAATCTCAGCGCACCATTGACTACGTTGCCGCTTGCACACTCACCATGGCAGATAGTAGATGAAATTAGCAGGGTAAAGCTGTACAGGATCACAGATGTAGTTCCTGATTCTGAAAATAGATCCTTGTTTGAAGTAACGGCTAAAACCTACAGTGAAGATTTTTTTACCCAAGTAGAAACAGGAATTAAGATACCTAGTGATAGCGATCAAAACCCACTCCCAACTGAAGTTAATCCGCCTAATAATTTCTCTGTACAATTATTAAAAGTTGTAGTTAATGATAATGACACTTACTCTTTAGTTGCATCCTGGCAACGACCCTTGAAAGAACAGGTGGGAACTAAATTTACTGCCTCTAGTTTGAGTTTCTCCCAAGGGATAGCAACCGTTACCACGTCAACTACTCACAACTATCAAAGTAATGATTTAATCTTGATTAGCGGGTCAAATCAAAGCATTTATAATGATAAATTTGTCATTACTAAAACTAGCAATACTCAATTTACGTTTCCTTTTAATAACTCAACTATTAACCCTGCTACTGGGACCATTACTGCTGTAAGATTGATAGAAGAAAACTACACGAAATCCTACAGATTGCAGTACAAAAAATCAAATAATTCTGAATGGAGTAGCTTGTTAGAAGTTGACGATTTATTTGCAGCATGGGATAATTTAAGCCCAGGGAATTATACTGTAAGAATAGCCGCAGTTACCACAAATAACAAGGTTAGTCAATACATTCAAGCTGTTAATGTTAATAAATTAATAGCATTTTTTGACGACAAAAATAACTCATTTTTTGCAGGGGATTTCTAATGCCACAACCTTACATCGGATCAAACGGAAACACAGAATACAGAGAAGCGACTGGTAATGGCAGCTTGGCTACGCCTTACATACCAGCATTCACGGTTGCTAATAACTTAGTTGTCAGTAATCCTAAATATTTTTCTGAGGTTGCTGTCACTAAACCAGCCACAACAACAGCTTATGATATTAACAAAGTTTATGGCAATCTATTCCAAATTCCTAATATTGGAAGTAGCGGGGGAATCATTGAATTAACCAGTGTGAGCATTGTCTTTGACTTAGCAACCCTACCCACTGGTATGAGCGATTTTGCGCTGTACTTATTTAATTCTAGTCCTACAATCACATTTGCTAACAATGAATTATTTAGTGTTCCTACCAACAACAGAGCATCCTTGTTAACATTAAATGGAATTAACTTAACTGCAAACTTAACCAGGGGTGGGGGAACGGTTGTAGCTGAAACAATCTTAATTAATTCAACATTTAAGTTAGCTAGTGCCAGTACGTCTCTGTGGGGACACCTGGTAAGTTTGTCTGCCTTTAGTCACAATGCTAGTAGTAGTTTTATGGTTCGATTATACGCTAGGTAATTGATAAAATGATTGAATTAAATTTCGAGAATCAGAATAAAAATACTTTGTCAACATTATTTTATATTCCTACTTATGTTGACTATTCAAGTACCGCACCTATCCTAACTTTGCCACCCATAAAATGGAATTTTTCTAACAGTAAAACAATATTTCAGCAGACCACTAAATTAGGAGACAATTACAGTCAAACAGTGATTAACCCTGATTCTGTAAGGGCAACTTATGAAATAGCAATCCCTGATTTAAGTACAGCATTAAAAGATGAAATTGTATCTACATTTAAGCAGTACGGAGGCTTTACTAAATTCAGGTGGCGACCCAGTGATGCTTTTGCGTATAAAGATTTTGTCTGTGATAAATCGAGTGCCACTAATCAAGGAACTAACTTGTGGGAAATAACTGCAACCTTTACAGAACAAAGAGCATTTGGGCTACAGGAAAAAACCTTACTGTTTGAGAATCAGAGAAAAGACAGCCTTAAAACTCAGTTCCCTGTGTTAGGTGAATTAAACTTTGAAAACCAAAGGAAACAATCTTTATGACCATCACCAATGACGCTTACGGTAATTATTTCATAGGCAACAAAGACACCACAGATTTATTAAACTGGGATGAACTTTTAAGCTGCATGAGACAAGCACTAGGATCTAGTGATAGGGCTGCATTATTTAAGTCGGGTCACATGGGATTTAATAATTATGCAAGGATAGATTGGCGGCCAAATATTCCCCAAGAAACTTTAACAGGTGCGATCGCTGTTTCAAATACATACCCTCAGCAGTCACTTGATTTAAATACAAGCAGATTTAGTGTTATCTATCATACTGACAATACAGTTCATACGTCTTTAATAAATAATGGTAGTATTATCAGTCATGGTACAGGCGCTCGTAAAATAGACAATTCACTTAACACTACTCTACTTTGGACTGTAGCAAATAGGCAGAGTATTAGTTATTTTTTGTTTAAAAGCAACACTAATTATTACTTTCATAGCGTAGGAGTTTTGAATAATTCAGATCAAGTTTTCCCTGGGAATGCTTACGCCTTTACCATACAATCAACCCCTGAATGGTTTAATCAGTATGAAGTGTCGGCGAAAACATCATTTGCTGACACTTCTATTTCTGTTTTTGGCACAGTAGCAAATTACCCTCACACCAATAATAATAATATTGCTACGCAATCAGAAACAGAACTATATTTGCGTTGGGGATCTAGTGGTAACCTTTTGATGCCAGTCGGTTGTATTCCTAATGTTTTTAAATGGAAAGTAGACGGAACAGAAACTCCTTTAGCTATTGGTTCTACAGTAAAACTAAATATGATTAACCAAACCCCTGATTTTCCGTCCACAGGGTTTATTTATTGTCGCGTAGTTGGCAGGTTAGGTAATACTAGTATAAGTGATTTAACAGGGGATTACATATTAATGAGAGTAGCAAATTAATATGATTTTGTGCTAACATTGAACCAATATTCTTGTAAAATAAAGCAATGAATCAGCCTATTTTAGGAGTAAGAGGAACGGCGGAATATGTCAAGGCCACAGGAGAAGGTACACCTGATTCTCCTTATATTCCCATTGTTCAGGTAGAGGGTGGTGGTACAGGGGGAGGTGGTACTACTACTGTAGACTTTGGCACTAAGATCACCGATGCAACCATGCCCGCAGGTGGTGTAGGTAATTTAGGGTGGCTGTCTGGAATTTGGAAAACAATTACCGACAGATTACCTTCA